CGAAGCGGGATACCAGGACCGGACCACCGGCAACCGGCTGATGCACGATGAGCGGGTCATCGCCGCGATCAACGAGGAAACGTCGAAGCGACTTCGCACTGGCGGGGCGATCGGCGTGATGGGGATGATAAAGGTCGCGCTCGACACGGCTCACAAGGATCACCTGAAGGCGTGCGCCATGCTGGCCGATCGTACCGGCTTCCACGCCCTGAGCGAACACAAGGTCACGGTTGACGACAAGCGGCCAGAGACGAAGGCCGAACTCGTTGCTGCGGTGGCGGCGGCGGCGAAGGAACTCGGCTACAGTCCCGAAGTCATCAAGGCGATGGTCGGGACCGAAGCGATCGAAGTCGAGTTCGAGGAAATTGACGAAGAAGCACTTCAACGCGAAGGGGAGAGTTTGTGATGAAGGCGAAAGACGAAGTTGAGAAGAAGGCTCCGTTGCAGATCGAGGGCGAAGAACTGCCCCGCGTTGTGACGATGAAAATGAAGCACGCACCGCCACCCGGCTTCGAGGAAATGCTGCGGGTGTTTCCGTTCGCCAACCGGGCTGGCGTGATGTTCTGTTTCGGGGACACGATTTACAATCCGTCGAAGGTGCGAGTGCCACAGTGGATTGTCGAGCACGAAGCCATCCACATGAAACAACAGTTGAACATGGGCGTTGAAGCCTGGTGGAAGCGATACCTGATCGATGTGAACTTCCGGCTCGATCAGGAAGTCCCGGCGCACCAAGCTGAATATCGGTGCTTCTGCGAAATGAACCCCCGCGACCGGAACGCCCGGCGTCGTGCCCTGCGCGACATGGCAGCCCGGTTGTCAGGCGTGCTTTACGGGCGTATGATCCGTTTCGAGGATGCGCAACGGCTCATCAAAAATAGGAAGGAACGGGTTAATGGGGACAGTCAAGGGGTGGTTAGTGCGGACCAAGGAGCCGACCTGTGAGTTCTTTTCTCTCGGTGAAGCCCAATGGGTAACTGACATTAGCAAGGCGCTTCTGTTCGTTCGCAAGGAAGATGCCGACAACTATTTCGCCGAGCACTTCTATCCGGGTGCGCAAGAAAATTTTGAAGTCGTGGGGATCAACTGATGGCTGACCCGTTTCTCGCCGCTATTGGCGCACTCACCTTATGCTTCCTCGCTTTTGTGGCAATCTGTTCATTGCTCGCTATCGGGATCGAAGTAGCCTTTGCATGTGCCAGGAAGGTTGAACATGGCTAAAGACCTGACCAAGCTGAACAGTGCCCTGCAAAAACTTGCGCAGCGGAAAAAGTATTGGGCGATTGAAAGCTTCCAACCCTACGACAAGCAGCAAGAGTTCTTCGCCTTCGGGGCGACGAAGCGCGAGCGCCTGTTCATGGCGGGCAACCAGCTTGGCAAAACCTACGCGGGTGCGTGCGAGACGACCTACCACCTGACCGGCATCTACCCGCCGTGGTGGACTGGCCGCAAATGGGACCGGCCAGTGCGTGCGTGGGCGGCGGGCGAGAGTTCGTTGCTGGTGCGCGATACGATGCAGAAACTTCTCTGCGGCGAACCGGGTGTTGACAGTGCGTTCGGCACCGGCCTCATCCCCCGCGATCTGTTCGTCGAGAAGCCGTCACTAGCCCGAGGCGTCACCGATGCGTTCGATACGATCCAGGTTCGTCACGTCAGCGGCGGCGTCTCGGTGTTGCGCTTCAAATCGTATGAGCAAGGTCGAGAAAAGTTTCAGGGTGAGACGATCGACTTCTTTTGGGGTGACGAAGAACCGGATGAAAAGATTTACGCCGAAATGCTCACGCGCATCACCGCGACGAAGGGCATGGGCTTCATCACCTTCACGCCGCTCAAGGGCATGTCGAAGGTCGTTATTCGCTTCCTCAACGAACCGAGCGAGGATCGTGCGGTTACGCGCATGGCGATCGAGGATGCCAAGCACATTCCCGCAGAGGAACGGGCGAAGATTATCGCGGGCTACTTGCCCCACGAACGCGATGCTCGATCGAAGGGTACGCCGCTATTCGGTCGCGGCCTGATCTTCCAGGTATCGGAAGCGCTCATCACCGAACCGCCGCTCACCTTCGTCCCTGATCATTGGTTCAAGCTGTGGGCGATCGACTTCGGCATCGGCCATCCGTTTGCGGCGGTGCTCTTGCTGTGGGACAAAGACCCTGACGTGATCCACATTCATCACGCGATCAGGCTCGCCGACGAAGGCGCAGGATCGTTGCCGGTGCAACACGCGAAAGCGATGAAACAGATCGCCGCAGGAATTCCCGTTGCCTGGCCGCAAGACGGCACGGCCCGCGAAAAAGGGACGGGCAAGCCTCTCTCGGATTTATATAAGGCCGAAGGGCTGCACATGCTCGAAAGTCACGCGACGTGGCCGGACGGTTCGGTGAGCACTTGGGCGGCGATTAAGGAAATGCAGGATCGCATGACGACCGGACGCTTCTTCGTGTCGTCGGCGTTGCCTCAGTGGTTTGAAGAATTCCGCATGTACCACACGGAAGAAGAAGGCAAGATCGTCAAGTTGCAAGACGACTTGCTCAGTGCCACGCAGAAGGGCTTGATGATGAAGCGCTTCGCGGTACAAGCGTTGCTCGGTGGCACGTCGCGCGCCAGCCGTAGCCGCAAGGCTTATATTGCTGAAGGAACGCCCGATTACGACGATGAGTAATTTTATTGCGTAACAGCTTGACTTCCGGGACCGGGCGCAATAATGTTGCGCTTTCCGCCGCTAAACGGGAGCAATCATGTCAGCATTTGAACAGGTTTTCGGGCAGGACGTAAAGTTCGACGTCCAAGGCAATCCCATCGAACGTGGCTTCGGCAATCTCACTGACCGGGCGAAGGCTGCGGCCAAGGAAGCCGTCGCCGAAGTCGAGAAGGTCGTCGAGGAAATCGAAGACTGGATCGACCCCGATCCGGTCGTTGAACCTGCGCAGGAAGCCGTCGCTCCTGCCCCCGCACCGGAAGTTGCAAATCCCGTTGCGCCAACGGTAGAAGCGACGGCGAGCGCTGCACCACTCAACGACGCTGAACTTTAACCAGGAGGGCACCAATGCCTGTTACTCACCAAGATATCTCCGTCCCGCAGAGCGATACCGTCACGACCAAGTTGCCCAACGCCCTCACGCTTGAGGAATTGGTCGGCGAAGGCAAGACGGTCGAGCAAGCCCATGCGATCCTCGCCGACCGCGTGTTCGGCGTGAACCACGGCAAAGACGCCGAGGGCAAGCCGATCGAGCGTGGGCACGGCTCCCCGGAGCGTGAAGCTGCGTTTGCTGCGAAGCACCCTGGCGTGAAATCGAACCACGTCAAGGCACTCGAACTCGCCGAACAGCGCAAGGCGCAAACGTCCGGCGTTGCTCAGGCCGATGTGATCGCTGCGGCTGTCGCCGCTGGCGTTCAGGCCGGTCTTGCTGCGGCGAAGAACGACAAGGATTTGTAATCGATGGCTGGCCGGGTATCAACCAACTCTGCTGCGTCTGACCTGGGCATGAGCCTGGGCAGCGCAGCTATGGTTGACCCGGAAGCTTTGGCGAACGATGAGGAACGCAAGAAAAAGATGTTGCTCGCGCAGCGCACGGGCATGGGCCTCGGTGGAGCGACGTATGGGAACGCCGCGATGACCCTGTTCTCAGGGGCGAACTGATGGCACAGCCAATTTACACGACCGGCATTTACCGCCAGCAGAGCACGCGGGAGCAGGAAATTGTCCAAAATCAGTTGCAGATTTTCAGTCAGGTGACGGCCTACCGTAACCAGGGCTTCGCCGGGCATTGGGAAGAAGTCGCCGAGTTGATCGAGCCGACCTTCCGCAACACGTTCATTTACGGCAACTACAACACGCCGGGTGAGAAGAAGACCCACAAGCAAATCGACGCCACGGGCATGATGGCGAATACGCGCTTTGCGTCGATCTGCGATAGCTTGCTGACACCGCGCAACCAGATTTATCAGCGCGTCCTGGCGGGCGGCGACGACGCCGACTACGTTATGAAAGATCGCAAGTCGCGTCTATGGTTCGATCAGGTGACGAAAATTCACATGGACTACCGCTATGCGCCCTACGCGAACTTCAGCGGTGAGAACAACAAGAATTATCGCTCGCTCGGTGCGTTCGGCAATATGTGCATGTTCACCGATGAGTTCGATGACGCGCTTATGCCTGGCCTTCGGTATCGTTCGGTGCCGCTCGGCGAGGGTTTCTTCCGTGAGAACCATCAAGGCCAGATCGATAGCGTGATCCGGTGGATGCGTATGACCGCACGCCAGGCCGAACAGAAGTGGCCGGGGATGCTCCCTGAAGCGCTTCAGACCGCGCTCACCGCGAACAGCGAACAGCTTTTCAACTTCCTGCATTGCGTGCATCCTCGCGATGACCATGATCCGTCGCGGCTTGACGCACGCGGCAAGAAATTTCAGTCCATCTACATTTCGATGGAAGGCAAGTGCTTGATGTTCAAGCAGGGCGAAGATTGGGAAGGCGGGTATCGTTCGTTCCCGTACTCGATCGGTCGTTACGAGCAAGGGC